GACGGGGGGTGGGGAGTCCATGCCTCGCATTCGCAGCAACACTATCGTTCAACCAGCCCTTCAAAAAATGAGTAACGGGGGGCTATACAAGCGTGGTAGGCTTGTGGGTATGACGTGGGACGAGTTTGAGTTTGAGAGCAGGGTGGAGATGGCTGGTAGGGGTATACGTGTTCGTATTGGTCGGGGTAAGCGGGTGAGGCATGTTGATGGGTATTGTCGTGGTTGGTTTGACGGTGAGGAGTTTGTGGTGGCTGGTGGGTGTGCTGGGTATAGGGGTGTGTATTTGCATGAGTATTGTCATTTTAGGCAGTGGTGTGATCGGCCAGGCTGGTGGGAGGAGGATGACTTGTTTAGCGTGTTGGGTAGTAGGCCGTTGGGGGTGGGTGATTGGGGGTTGGTTGAGGCGTCCTTGGAGTGTGAGCGTGATTGTGAGGCTAGGGTGTTGAGGTTGTTGCGGGGCAAGGGATGGGTAGATGGGGCGGCGTATGCGCGTGCTGCCAATGCGAATTTGTTTTACTACCACTATGTGTATTTGCGTGGGTCGTGGGGTGGTAGTGGGTCTATTATGGACAAGCGTATCATGGATGTGATGCCTAGTCGGTTGGTGGGTTGGCGTGAGCTGGGCAGGATAGACATGGGGATGATGCGTGTTTACGAGGATGTCTTTGGCTGAAGAAAGTGCTTGGCAATAAGTGTGTATTGTGTAGCTTGGCTTGCATGACACCGAACCCAGACGAAGAGCTAGTCTACAGCAGGGCGCATATTGAGTCCTTGGAGCGGCGTGTATTTGAGGCAGAGGAGCGTGCTACTGAGCTTGCTGCTCGGCGTGCTGCCTTGGAGGTGCTGCTTATGGATGCGCGGTCAGTGGCCGTGGCTAAGCGCAACGAGTTTGTGAATGGCGATGCCTACGAGTGTGGGCGTGAGAGCGACCCGTTGCCGTGGGAGGCCGAGGTGAGTAAGGATTATTTGCTTGAGGTTAGCGGCGAGATGGAGTTGCCTGTAGTGCCTTGGGCTAACGAGGAGGACGATCTATGAACCACAAAGAGAACGCACTAGCGGCAGAGTTGCTGGACTTGATTCAGCATTGTGCCAGGACTGAGCCACAGAAGGCGCGTGAGTTGAGCGAGGCATACAAGAACCTGTGTGCTGCGTATGAGATTCGCGTGCGAGCCGAGAAGGAGGAGCGATGAGTGATTGGATTACAGACGCTAAGGCATTGAAGGCCAAGGTTGAGGATACTCAGGCCAAGCACGATGTTGAGTTTGAGGATGTGTTCCTGCGCTCAGGTTTGCCGAAGATTAGGCGAGGGGACTTGTTTGACTACGTGTTCAACGACTTCGCAAGCCACGCCCTGAGAACCTACCTAGAGAACAGCCAAGATGGTGGGGCGTAGCTCCCACCTATCGACCTGTTCGTGTCGGTAATTGGAATTTATATCCGTCAAATGCCAAGTTTGCTACTATAACTGACACTGACCCACAATCCCATCCATTTGACCGATGAAACGCCCAGCAAGAAACGCCGATGAGCAGGACTGCTTTCACGCTAGGAAGTCGCTCAAAGTGTTTGACAGGGCTGGTGTAGCGGCTAAGACAAAGAAGCGTGCGCGGCGTAGAGAGCGCAGGGAGGCTAAGGAGAACGAACATGACGATTGAACACCTAAAGAGTAAGATAGGCGGGGTTACTGGAATCCCATGGAGCATTGCCGAGGGCAACCGTAGGACACCCAGCGTGGTAAGGGCTAGGTGGATCATGCTATACGCATTGCAGCACTACTGCCCGTGGATGAGCTTGCAGGAGATGGCAGAGGTGATTTGCCGTGAGTGCCACGGGACTGTCATGCACGGTATCCGCAAGGCCAATGAGCTTTACGCATATGACGAGAACTTCAAGGCGCAAGTTGACGCTGTGCTTGAAAGGGAGTAAAAAGAACCATGAAGCTACCCGATAGCACGCCACACATTATTCGCTGCGATTGCTGCCGCGAGAAGGTGGTGCTTCGGAACGCGCTATACGACTGCGAGCTGCAAGAGTTTGTTTGCGGCGACTGTGCGCTAGACCTTAACGCTGGGTCGTGGGCTTTGCTTGATACTGGCTACACCGACTGCACTGGAAAGCGGGTGATTGGGATGCCTACCCGCCAGGGGTATGAGGGACTAAACCTCTAATCCTTAGCGCGGAGGTTGACATTAGCCCCCTCTATGTGTAATTGTTCTCTTGGCTTTGACATACTTCCTTATGTTCATTAACGGGCCAATGGCTGCTACCATTAGGCTCGGCCAATACTTACAAAAACCAAAGAATTAGTCAAGTTATGGGCAGAGACAACGCATATACCCTGCAAGGCCAGGCTGGAGGTGACGCACTCACTTCCGCTGAAGGCTCAACCACAGGTAAATGGCGCGTTATTCAGATTGTGAATGACGCCGTATTTACTGACCTTGTTACGGGAAGTAACGGCCCAATCAGCACCATTGCCAATCTTGAGGGTATTACCCACCTTGCAGGAACCACCTTGTTTGGTGAGTTCACCACCATCGAGGTGGCAAGCGGTGTGGTTATTGCCTACAAATAAGCCAGATGTCAAAATACCGTTCATACGGTAATCTTGACGACCAACCTCTTGTCGATGGGGACACTGGTTTCATCGGGATTAACCAGCGGGAGCAACCGAACCAGCTAAAGCCTGGCGAGATTGTTCTGAGCAAGAACGGGCGTATTGATGGCTTCTGGCAGCCACGCAAGGGCATCACGCTAAAGAGCGGTGCGTTGTCCACTAATACCAGTCCATTGAGGGTCAACTTCGGGGTGATTGCCACCCCCATTGCCATTAGCACAGCGAGCCGCGCAAGTAACGTGGTGACGATTAACTTGGCATCTGGCCACAATCTCGGTGCTGGCTTTGTTGGTCACATCACCATTGGCGACCCAGACAACGCTACGGCACCGCTTACGGGGACGGACAACGTGACGGCTGGCTCTTATGAGATGACCTACGTTGATTCCGACACCCTGACGTTTGCCAACACTGGTGTTGACGAGAGCCTGACCCCAGATGGGACGTATGGCATTGTGGCGACTACCATTGACAGCGGTGCGGTGTCACAGATCAACGGTAGTTGCGTGTTTAGCGACCCGTCCAATAGCCTTGAGGAGAGTGTATTCCTTGCTACCAACAACGACTGCAAGAAGGTTGCCTTATCGGATTACAGTGTTACCAGCATTGCCTATCCAGCCGCCACCGCCATTAGTGGAAGCGTGGACATGATACAGGCGTTTGACCGTGTGTATTTGTTCAGTGGCGGCAACAGGACATGGGAGTATATCCCTGGCGGCAGGAACGTAGAGGCAGCCGACTACACCAGCGTTAGTGGGGTTGTTGAGGTGACGTTGACTGACCATGGATTTACGGCTGGTGATACGGTGACTACTGCGAGCATTGGCTTTGCGACCACCGACCCCAACGGGACGCATACAATCACCAGCATTGTGGATGAGGATACGTTTCAATACGTCATTGCTACTGGTGGTGGTGATGAGACATATACCGCCAACACTGGCTTGGCTACATCCGCTGGGTTCAGCCTAGTCCCCGCTGGAGCCTATACCCAGCCACAAGCCTTTAACATTGCTGGCAACGCCTACGGTGTAAGTGCCAACTCGGTGCGCCTGACCGTGGCGGGTAACACCACAATCAAGGCTGGCAGCTTTATCCGCATTGACGCTACTGACGTAACAGAGCTTCAGCCATTGGTTGGTGAGCGTTACGAGGTAAGCAGCGCAAACGGCACTGACATTTACTTTAACGCTCCAGTGGGTGATGTTACCTACGGGTCTGGTTCAGCCACGGAATACATCGAGTTCAGCGGGAACTTCAGCGTAGGTGGTGGGTTCATTCATTCTCCAGCCCCACCGTGGGCGGTATACTTCCAACGCCGTCTGTGGTGTCCATACTATTACACCCCCGCTGGAACTGGAACCAGCCCGACCTATACGGACAAAAATGCGCGTGATGAAATTTGCGCCAGCGACATTCTGGACAGCAACACGTTTGATGCTATTTCCTCTCAGTTCCGTATTACGGCTGGCACAGCTGACTACTTGGTTGGGATGCACCCGTTCTACAACGACAACATGATTGTGTTCAACCGCAACAGTGTCCACTTGATTAACGGGACACAGGGTTCGTTGGCCGATACAACCGTGCGCGAGCTGACCCGTGAGGTTGGATGCTTGGCCCGTAAGAGTGTTGTGTCTCAAGGAAACAAAGTGTTTTTCCTTTCTGACAACGGTGTTTATGGTTTTGCGTTCCAAGACGAATACAACCTGCGTGGGGTGGAGCGACCACTGAGCGAGCAGATTCAGCCATATATTGACAGAATCAATAAGACGCTGGCCCCTGACGCGGTCGGCATCTATTTCAACAACCGCTATTACTTGGCTGTGCCGCTGGACTCATCTCAGGGTGCTGATGACGCTAGGGGCAACAACACCGTGCTGATTTACAATATGCTCAACCAAGGCTGGGAGAGCATCGACACCTACGGTGCTGGCGACTTTTTTGTG